GTTCTTTCCGTCTTACCATATGTTCAATTAAATTAACATGATGATCTATATGAAAATCATCATTAATGATATGCAGCAATTCATGCTTTATTTCGTTACGCATATCTTCAAATGACATATTTTTACGAATATAAATGTTGTGTACACCTTCATCTTCCCCAGTTGATGAAATGGCTTTCACATTAGGAATATCACACTCAATAATATTAACAACCACTCTCTAACATCCCCCATTACAAGTTTATTTGTGTTTAAGTTTGAGTAATTCTATATATTCTACAGCTTTTTCCATATCTTCCTTTGAGATGCCACGAGATGCGGAGAATAACATACGCATTTCTGGACGAGTGCGAAGCATTTCCGCATATTCTGCAGTATCTTTATTTAAATAATACTCTTCATCTGTAGACTGGGTTAAAGACTCCATTTGCTCTGTAGTAATACCAAGGCCTTTGCAAATTTTAATTACATTGTCAATTGATGCACCGCCCACATTTTGTAAGATAGAGCGCAATGTACTATATGGCATATCAATTCTTTGGGCAAAACCTTTAACAGTATCAATTTCCGCTATGCGTGCTTTTAAAAATTCTTCTCGTGTCATAGTTAAACTCCTCTATATATTAACTATATATACATATACTATCATTTGTAAAACGAAATATCAATATTTAAATACGAAATATCATATATAAACAATAGTTAAACGAAATATCACATAACTTAAATTGGACAAATGCGAAATATCGCACTATAATAAAAGCATAATCAATGCGAAATATCGCACCAATAAAAAGGAGGTGAAAAATATGTATGCTAATTTATTGGCAGAAATTGCAAGAAAAGGGTGGAATAAAAAAGTATTAGCAAAAACGCTAAAGTGGAGATATGCAACATTAATTGACAAATTAAATGGGAAATATCCACTTACACTTGAAGAAGCGTTGAAGATTAAAGATACATTAGGCACAGATTTGCCAGTAGAAACTCTTTTTTTTAAACAATAACACGAAATATCATACTTTTATAAAGAGGTGAAATCAAATGAAAGAGAAAAAGTAAAATGCCCCAAATGTAATGTAGAAGTAAGGGATGGAAACTTCTGCGAACATTGTGGGGCGAAATTAAAAGAAGAATGTGATTGTTGGGTATTAAAGAAAAAATATAATTGTGGTTTAGCTGAATGTAAAGGTCATCAATTCTTCATTGAACGGCTCAAGAGAAAAAGTTTTTCTTAATACGTTTAGATATAACTGATACAGAGGAAATACAGATGAAAGAAATTAAAGAACTAATTAAAAACAGACTAAAAGAAGTATTAACAGTCCCATATAAAGATGATGTAGATGAACAATTGCGTTCGCATGCGGTAAAAACATATATCAGCTCAATCATGATGATAGATGACTACATGAAAGAATAGCAAACCAATAAATGATTTGCTCAACAAGATCTAATCTAAATCGTTAAGAGATTGGTAAATACATTTAGATATAGATTTTTCAAGTATTTGTTTTAATTCAGTTTCAGCATTAGCAACTTGGCCTTTTGTTACATAGTCGATGAAAGTATTCATTTCATGAGAAATACTAAGTTGTCTTAATGCTTTAGAGCAACTGGATTTAATCTCACGTTCGCTAATATTCATAAACATACCTCCTTTCAAGCTAATTATAGCACTAAGAGAGGGGATAAAAGGGGGAGTATAAATGGATAGAAAAAAAGAGCCACATAATGCGGCTCAAAAAAAGTGGATTATATTTAGATATTTTAATGCTTTGAAATACAACAAAGACCAATCGCTAGAGGAAAAATTACAAGACATAAGATATTGTACAAGAATTAATTTGGGAATGTTAGTGATTGCAGTAATACTAACAATTTTAAATATTACGAGAGCATAAAGGTTAATATTGCAATTACTATTGTTGTCAATATACCAATGCCAGCTAACCATGCAGCAAATTTACCATATTTAGCAGATTTCTTTGAAATACGAAGGCTTTCTTCTGCAAGTTGTAATGTATGATTTTCTTTTTCTAAGCGCTGCAAAGTATTTAAACCTAAAATAGTCAATTGAATTTCATCAGAGTCAGTAAAGTAATAAGGCGCATAAAAGTTATTGGGTACAGTTACTAATTCAAAATAACATTGAGCATAATTTTTAGATTTAAAAGGGCTGTAAAGGGAATCACTTGAATATAGTGGTGGTTCAACTTTCAATTCAGGTGAGTTAAGTAAATAAAGTTGCAAAGTTGAATCGGTTAGGTAGTGGAATTTGCTTTTTAAATCCTTATAGTTGCAGACACCTTTATTAATAAAAAGAATTATTTCTTCTAAATGATCATTAGGTAAATTTTGAGCTGTAGAGGTAAAGTCTTGAACTTTCTTTTTATAGAGCTTGTACTCTTTCTCACTGGCGTAAAAATAGTTTAATGGTGACGACTGTAAGGTGGGTTGATTATGTAAACCACCTATAGTGCTTTTTATAGAATCAACTTGTTTGGCAATTTCTTTAATATCGGACATAATTTCACCTCCTTTCAAGGTGATTATACCAATTATAAAAAATAGATGAAATAGAGAGGAGAATTATTTATGTTAACAATTCAACTAGAAGGACCTATGAAGAAAATGACGGGAGATAAATTCATGGCAGTTTATGAGAGAGCATCTAATGCTAAGAGCGAGCTAGAGCTAACACTTATAGAGTTAGAAGAATTAGGAATTAAAGTTGATGTAGTTTATTTATCTGATAAAGAAAGGTAAAGAGTAGAAATGGAAAGTGTTCAACCAAAATATGTGCCTATTAGCACACTAGCTAAGATATGGGGACGGAGCAAGATGTACATTTATAGGCGGATTGATATGATCCGCAATGAAGGCAAGTTTGACCAAATATGCATGCAGTTGGGGCCACAGCAAACTTTAGTCAATGTAGACAAGTTTGAAGCATGGATGAAAGGGCAGCATATGAAGTGGCTAAAGGGGGCATAGAAGATGAACATTATAAACCTAATTACAACCGTGCAATGGTGCTTGGGAATATTGGGATTAGGACTATATGGAGGAATTGAGCAAGCAGAAGGCTGGCAAATATTAATCAATATAGTATTAACACTAACAACTGGCATCACAATCTGGATGTTAGGCAGGGTTAAGGAGGTGATAAAACATGAAAGACAAAAAAGAAAAAGCACTAGATCTACTAAAAACATATTTAATGTTTGATGATGAAGAAATGCAAGTTTTAAGGGAACGAATTACATCAATTAGTGTAAGCAATAAAAGCACAAGTTTAGATTTTACTATTCTTGCAAATGGATGCGCTATTTTTATTAAGCGAAAAACAGGGGAGTATGTGTTACGCATAACAGGTAAAGGCCCAATTAAAGAAAACAAGGTATATCTTGCATTAAGGGCAAGAGAAATACTGCTTGATGCGGTGACATGTAATGAGTAAACACTGCAGCATATGTGATGAGTGCAATAAAAAAAGCCGTGCCTACATACACTGTAGACAGGCCAAAGGGATTATATGCATAGAACATTGCGATGCATGTCAATATTTAGAGATTGAACAAGGTGACATGCATTGCAATTATCCTAGGCAAAAAGAAAAGGCTACCGATTAAAGTAGCCCTTTCAGGCACGTAATTATATCACACATGGGCATGAAAGACTAGAGAAAAGCTTATTTCAAGGCTTTTCTTATTAACTAGATATAACATATTAACAAATCGACCATGGGGAGTAATTACGATGAGGAAGCGTAAAAAAACCATATCTAAAAATATGATAGAGATACTTGATTATCACACATCAAGAACCTATAGGAAGAATGGCAAGCGTGTAAAAAAGAAAAGCATCACACCAGAAGCACAGAAAAAGCAAAATGAAAAACAAGCAGAAGCAATGCTGCGTATGTTGATTGATAATAACTTCACTACAAATGATTGTTATATCACATTAACTTACAAAGAACAGACTGCTACATGGGAAGATGCAAAGAAAGATATTCAGAATTTTATAAGACGGCTTAAACGTAGATATAAAAAACTGGATAAAGAATTGAAATACATTTACATAGCGGAGGGAAAAACAAGAATACATTTCCACATGATCATCAATAATGCAGAACTATATTCAGATGAATTGAATGAACTTTGGCCACATGGCATGCATAAGTTGATGTTGTATCAAGGAAGAGCAGAAGATGCAGTGAGATTAGCAAGCTATTTTGTGAAAGAAAAAAGGAGTGCTTGCTATTCAGATAAAGAAGATGCATTTAAGCGCAGGTGGAACAGTAGTAAGAATTTAGAAAAACCTAAAGTAAAAACAGAGATTTTAAAGCCGAGCGAATGGAGAGATTATATCCAACCGCCAAAAGGCTATTACGTAGAAACAGATAGTGTAGTTGAGTCTGTATCAGAAGAAGGATATCCTTATAGATTTTATAGATTGATAAGAATTGAGGAGGTTAAACATGGAACTACTAGGAATAGGCATTGTGATAGGAGCAATGCTAGGAGTATCAATAATGGCATTATGCGTAATTAGTAAAGAATGTGAGAAATGGGAGAATGAAGTAAATGATAAACGTAAATGAGGTATTTTTAAGCGGAAATGTAGTAGCAGATGCAGAACTACGTTATACAAAAACAGGGAAGCCAGTACTCACATTTAGAATGGCAACCAATAAATATGTGAATGAGCAACAGAGTACACAATATCACAACATTGTATGCTGGGTTGATGCGGAACTTTACAGTGGGTTACGTAAAGGTGATTTTGTAGCCGTAAATGGCGAATTAAGAACTAGATCCTACGAAAAAGACGGAAGTAAAAGATACATCACAGAGATTGTAGTCAAAAATCTTACATATGGCCTTAAACAAAATGAAAGCGGAGCAAGTAATTTTGAAAATGGATTTGTAGATGATGATGAAAATGTTCCATTCTAGGAGGGAATATGCGAAGAGGTAGACCAAGAAAAATATGTAGCCATTCATTTGGACCAGCAAAAAGCGGTGCATTATGGGTGAAAGCATCTTGCCCTAAGGGGAAAACATCAATAAAAGTATTCAAAGGTAAAACTGCAGGTACATTACATTGGCTAAAGAAAGAAGAATGTGAAGACTGTCCTGCATATGCTCCAACAAAGATTTATAGAACATAAAAATATGTGCTGAATTGATGCGGTGAGTAAATAAAATGGTTAGGTCATATAAGAAGTATCACCTAATAGTAGGGAGCAAAGTTATGAACCATGTAACAACACTATTCAATAGTAATGAGTTTGGGGAACTTAGAACAATCATTATTGAAGATGAAGTGTACTTTGTGGCCAAGAGCGTAGCAACTGCACTTGGTTATAAAGATACTGCAGATGCAATTAGAAAACATATTGATGAAGAAGATAAGCTGCGTTGGCAAATTGCCGACACAGGTCAAAATAGAGAGACATATTTAATCAATGAGTCTGGACTATATTCCTTGATATTGAAATCAAAGATGCCAAGTGCGAAGAAATTTAAACGTTGGGTAACTAGCGAAGTACTTCCACAAATTAGAAAAACAGGTAGATATAACAAATTATGATGATTATCA